TAATTTTAGTAATTTATGTTTGTTCAGTAATTAGTGGAAGTTGTATGCCTCCAGTTGAAGTAGATATACTTTATAATGACTCATACGATTGCCATGTTGATGGCTACAAAAAATCAGTAGACTTATTAGAAGAAATGGGTAGAGATGAAGTAAATAAATATGAAATTTATACAAAGTTTATTTGTAAAAAATTATTAGAATCTTAATGCTAATTAAATTTATATTATTAACATCATTTTGTTTAACTTATCCAAATGGAGAGACAAAGTGTGGACAATACCTCAGAGATAACCTCTCAGATGCCTCAGAATGCAGATCTATGGCTAAGGCTATAGGTACAGCTCAAAAACGTAAGATCGAAGGATTAGGGGGCTCTATGGCCTCTTATAGTGTATTTTGTTATGCTATTGACAGTCAGGGCATGGATATTGACCAAAGCTTTGAAATATCCTATAATATCTTATGACAGCTTATCGTATCAAAGCATACATGGGAGGTCTGCAAGTAGACCAAGTAGTCGAAGCAGCCGATGGTAAAGAGGCGATTTTGAAGGTGTCAGAAAACGTGGATAACGGTACTGTTGAAGTTATCAATGATGGCTTCACCGGTAATAAAAGAATCCACATAACATACGAGGAGATCGTAAATGTTAAGTAAAGAAAAATTGGAGTTATTAAAAAAACTTCAACACAAAGAACATGCTTGGTCAGCTAGTCTTATGACTCATGGTGGTTGTACTACTGAGATGTTGACAACTGAGAGTGAAATAAAATCTCTTAGAAATCAATTAAAGCATCAAGATGTTCAAGAAAATTTAGCAGCAACAGGCTAAGTTTTAACAGGTTTTAAAAAACTAAACTTTTTTCCTAGGGATTCTTTCGGCTTAATAAACTCATAGTGGTTTATAATTTTTAATAGTCTTTCTCTTTTTACAGTAGCATACGGTAAAAATAATTTTGCAAGGTGTAATGCTTTTTGATGAGAGCATCTCCATCTCCACTGATCTACTCTACCTAATGATCCCTTACCTATACCTTTAAAATGTATACTTCCAACTTTAACAATATCATAAAAATTTTTAATACAATCTAAATCAGTCATTGCAACTTCCATTGCAACATTCCATTTTAAATAAGTCTTACCGTTTGGTTTATTACATTTATATTGTGCATAATTAATGTTACCTTCACCATCAAACAATCCTGCTGCATAAGCTATTAAATCTTTGTTATCATGAGGAAAATTTCTATTTAGCATCACCCCAACTCTTTCCTAATCCAACGTCAACTACTGAAGGTACTTTAAACTCAATTGATTTTTCCATAATACCTTTTATTTCTTTTGCATGAGCATCATCTTTAATATTAAAACAAAGTTCATCATGTATCTGTAACATAGGTAAGTGACCTGCCTTGTAGCAATCCAACATAGATTGTTTTGTTTGATCAGCTGAGGATCCTTGAATTAATCTATTCAATGCTTTGTATGTATATGCTCTCTTAATATTATCTTTACCATATTTAGCTACTGCATTATCAAATGTTTCGGCCTGGTGTAATCCAAAGTCTCTTGTCTCCCATTTATCAAATCTACACTTTCTACCCTTCTTAGTTCTAATAACACCCTTCTCATCTGCTGCTAACTTACATCTGTCAGAAAGTTTTCTAATAAAAGGTACCTTCTTATTATATTTTTCAATTAAATCATCTGCCTCATCTTTTGTAACTCCTAATGATAATGCTAATTTATTTTTACCCATTCCATACATAATACCAAGGCCAATAGTCTTAGCTTGAGTTCTCTCTATACCTACAAGATCTGCAACTGTTTGATGAAAGTCTGCACTATTATCTTTATATGCTTCAACTAATTCTTGAGATCCTGCGTAACCATTGTCTCCAATAGATGCTGCATAATGCACAGTCATCCTTGGTTCTTGTTGTGAATAGTCAAATGAGCCCCATTGATAGCCCTCTTCTGGTATGAATAGTGATCTGATCTTAGGTCCTAAGTCCTTATTTCTAGCAGGTACTTGTTGTAAGTTTGGGTTGCTCATAGATAGTCTACCCGATACAGTTCCTCCAGAATCTGATCTAAGTTGTTGTATCTCTCCATGTATTCTACCTTTGACCTGGTATCTTAAAATGGATGACAGGAAGGTACTATGAAATTTATTTACCTCTCTGGCTTGCACAATTAACTGCGCTAGTTTATGTTTGTTATTTATTAACCAATTTTGTGTAAAGGAAGGCTCTTTTGTTTTTTCAGTTCGTGGATAATCTAACTTCATTTTGTCGAAAGCTTTGGCGATCTGGCGTGATGCCCAAATGTCTACTTCTATTCCTGATTCTTTTTTTATGGCCAATAGTATTTCTTTCTCTTGGTTCAACATTTGTTTTTTTAATTGTTCAGCTAATTCCACTTGGACTCTCACTCCTCGTTGACGCATTTTTATCAAGACAGGAATTAATTGTTGTTCTAGATCCCAGACTGTTTCTAAACTCTGAGTTCTTATTTCTTGTTTAAATCTTTGCCATAACTTTAATGTAAGCACTGCATCTTGTTCTGCATAATATCCAACATGTTCTGCAGGTAATTTCCACATCTCTGCTTTAGGATCTATACCATGAGCTGCGGCTGCTTCTCTTAATTCTGTTTCTGCTTTTATTTCTCCAAGATAATCAACTGACAAACTATTTAAATTATATTGAAATCTATTTTCATCTATTAATGCTGCGGCTATCATTGTATCTACTATTGGTCCGTTGACCGTGATCCCAGATGCTTCTAACCATCCTACATCATACTGAGCATTGTGAAATACTTTAGTACAAGGAAGTGCACATACATCCCTCATATATTTTTTTACTTGTTCAGGTATCATGTTACCACCACCTAAATGACCAAACGGAAAGTATCCTTGCCACCCATCAACGGCCACTGCAAAACCTACAATCTCTCCTTTACCTAAAGCCCATCCAGCTCCAAGCTTTTCATTAATACCATCGTCTCTAGTTTCTAAGTCAATTGCTATCTCAGTAGCATTAGATAGATCCTTATATTCTGATGGTGTATTCCACATTGATTTTTTAAAAGTTAATGTAAGTTGTAGTCCGTTCATTATGTATTCTTCTTTTTTATTCGTTTAATTATAATGTAGCAATCAGCACAATAATAAATTTTTTCTTCCACTACGATTGCATCCTTATCACACTTACTACACTTTATCTTTTTTTTCATCTTTCAAATGTTGTTTCTCTAATTCACAATAATGAATAATCTTATCTATATCTTCTATTGTTTTACCTTTGAATAAATATCTACATACATATTTAATAACATTTGCTTGAAATGGATTGAGACCATTCTTTCTTATAAAAGTCCATGGTTGAATAAAAAACGATTGGTAGTGATTCCCACCAATTTGTTTTTCATCAGCATCTTTAGCTTCATCAAACATTGCTTTATTTGTCATTTTTCTCCTGGACATAGATTAAATAGTCTGACCCAATTGGGTAGTTAAACTTATAGTCTGTTCTTAATAAATGTAAAGTTTTTCTTGCTCTTGTTGCACCGGTATACCAAACCTTACGTTCATCACTTTTTTCTTGTTTGTTTTTATTTGCATAATCAGATGGGTAGTTACCTTTACTATAAAGTACAACATGATTTGCTTCACCACCTTTAACACTATGTATTGTATCAATTGTTATTATTGGATCCTTATCTAATTCTTTTTGTCCATATCTTCTTAACAATCTTATGAAGTGTCTTACTTGTCTTGGTTTAAAGTTTCTTCTCAGTATCCAATACCAAGGTTTATTTTTTTGTGTATCTTCTAATGCTAAACCACACCACTCTTTTAAAGTTTGAAAATCATATTCTCTTAGATCTGGTTCATTCCTCCAAAACTTATCTAATCTATACGCAGGGTCTTCAAGTTCTCTAATATATTTGACCATGTTACGTGCTGCTCTTTTATCTATCTTTTTATTATTACTTATCGTTGTCCAAGCTTTGATGGCTTCCCATTGTTTTTGATCAAAACATTTAGTACCTTTATTATCTTTGTAATATAAACCTGCATCCTTAGCTAACATCCTAAGTTCATTTACAGTTTCATTAATACGACCTAGGATATACCAATCTTCTTTTAATGTTTCGAAAGGTATCTCTTTGAATGATAAATAACTTTTAACAGATCCTTTTGAATCTCCTGGTTGATATTCTTTCTCTTCACTATCTCTTATCCCTCTTCTAATTACTTGAGAGAATCTATGTATGGCTTCTCCAAACCTTTGAGTCTTTCTTAATTTTACTTTTCGACCTGGAAAAAACTTTGTAAAATATTTTGGATCTGCTCCATTCCATTTGTATATAGCCTGGTCATCATCTCCTGCAAGATATATCCTATCTACTTTAGGTGCCATCTTATATAACACCGACCATTGTAACGGTGTACAGTCCTGTGCTTCATCTAAGATTAAAACTTTAAGTGGTGGGAAATCTACTTCTGTTATTGCTCTTTGAATCATATCATCAAAGTCTATGAATGATCTCTCTCCTCCACCTGTCTTATAATGTTCGTAAGTATCTATCTTTCTTTTAAATACTGTGAGTGAATCTCTTTTATAACTCTCCATCTTATATGCTTCTTCTGGATCAATTAATAAATTTCTAGCTTTACTGTAAACTCCTAGTGACCAATCTTTATACATGAAGTTATCATCTGCTAATCTTTTATCTGAAGACTTAATTACTTTAGTCTGTAATGCAAAATCAATTGTACAATCTTTAGGATCAAATACTTCTTCTGGAAAGTATCTCCTACAATAAGTATGCAGTGTTTTGAATCTTGAAAAATCTTCTGTAGAATAATTTGGAAAAGACTCCATGGCTCTTCTGACTGCAGTGTTAACAGCTTTGTTAGTAAAGGATAGATAAGCAATATCATTTGGCCTTACACCTTTTCTTAGATAACTTTTAAGAACCTTCTCAATCAGTGTGTATGTTTTACCTGTACCTGGAGGACCAAAGATCTTTACTGTTTTATGGTAAAGATCTTTTAATATTCTAAGTTCTAAACTTTCCTGTGTGGAATTCGTCATCCATCTCCGTTACAGTTTTTGTTGTTTCTTTTTTCTCTGCTACTTTGTAATCAACAAACTTAGGCATCATAACTGACCACACATTCTTAACACCTTCATGGTAGTCATGTCTATCACAATTAAGTAAATTCAATGCTTCACTAGCACTCTTAAATGTTTTATCACTACCTAAAAATTTTTCGAAAGTAATTTTTTTGAAGTAACAAATGTTTGTCTTAGAATCTAGTATAACATAATTATCTTGTAATTTCTCAAAGTCATCCT